ATCCAAGGCCGTGCGGTCGAATCGGCGGTGGTGGATTTGCGAAAATACAGTCCTCCAGAAATCTGCCCATCCGAAGGGAATGGATTCGTGTTCGTCCCGGCGTCCACGTCGCCGATGGTCTGATATCCTCGGACACGCGCTAGCCGTGCATCCGTATCATCGATGCGCAAGTAGTATTGCAGCCCAGCGCCTTGACGGTAAACGCCCTTGGATGTCCCGGAGTAGTCGCGCGTCCAACCCGCACCGGACTTCGATCCGTAGCCGGTCACGAGGATGGCATATAGGGCCGCTTCCAGCGCGCCGGCCGTACCGTTAATCGTCGGCGCGGACCCGTCGTCGGATCGGTAGACAGTAGGGACGGCCATTGCGCATTACCCGATCGTAGCGCTGAGGATTTGCACCGGCTGGCCCGACACAATGGTCAGGGTGTTGAAAACGATCTTCCCAGCGACCGCTACGGTGCCCTGCTGCGCCGGTATCGACAGATGCACAGTGCCGCCGCTCGTGCACACATTCGAATACGCCGCCGTGCCGCTGGCCGAGGCGTTGACGGTGGTGGCTGCCGTGGTCAGCGTGAGTTGCCCGGTGGTACCGTTGACGGTGCCGGCTGGGTCAGTCAGCGTGTGCGTCACCAACAGCACGTCGTTGTTGTCGTAGGTCTTGATCGAACCGGCCGTGCCGGAGTCCACAAGCGCCAGGAACGCGGTGTGCGCGTCGATCTTCGCTTGCGCAGAGTAGGTTGCGACTGATGGCGCGGGCATGGTTTCCCCTTAGATGGACATTCTTGAAATAGGCAGGCACACGAGGCGCGACGTGCCAGCATTCAGGCGGTACGTCTCCAGCGCCACTTCGAAAACCCCTGCGCGCGTGGACAGCACGGCGCGCGGATAGATTTGCAGCATGCGCAGCACGGCGGCGTTGACGCTCGTGTCGGTGCCCCATTCTAGCTCGAACGTCAAGTCGCCGTCGCTGTACCCGCCATCATTGATCGCGACGCCGCCGTCCAGCGTGACCACGCGGTTGACGCGACGCTTGGTGTCGCGGTCAGGGAAATCGTCGGTGTGGATCTCGACATAGCCAACCGGATCAAACACGAGCGAGGAAAGGGTGTTCAGCACGGCTCAAGTCCCCAGCAGGAACGCCATGCCGTCCCGAGACGCGCGCACCTGGATCGCCTTCAGAATTTCCCACATGAACGCCTCTAGGTGCGGCTGCAAGCCGGCACCGTCGATCTTGATGATGGCGTCGCCCGATGCAAGCGCCTTGGTCTGCGCGTTCAGATTGTCGATCTGCGCCTGCGTCAGCTTTTCCTGAAGCTGGAATGACTTCTCACGGAGTACATTCTCCTTATCGATCTGGTCGAACACGGCGCGGTAGGCGGTGCTGTCCAGGTTGCCGAGCTTGTCGAACAGGCCAAACACGCTCTTGAGCACGTCGCCCGTGCTCTCGATCCCGGTGTTGATCGACTCAAAGGCGGCCGTAACCTTCTCGGCGTCGGCCTGGATGCGCGCTACGTCTATCTCAGCCTTGAATTCCAGCGTCTTGATGCGCTCATTGCTGGCGATCTTGTCAAGCTCAAGCGCCATCTTCTGAAGGTTCTCTTCGGCCTTCTTTGTCTCGTCGGCCTGCTTCTTGATCTCGCCCGCGTTTTCCTTGACGTAGCCCGTATTTTTCAGGAACGCCTGGCTGGCCTTTTCCACCTCGACGGCGTACCGGTCCCAAGTAATCTTGCCGTCGTCTGCGGCCTTTTGCAGGCTGCTGACTACGCGCTCCAACTCATCAACGTTGTCGATCTTCGGGATTACAACTTTCAGCGCCTTGGAGATCTCGTCTCCTGTCGAGTCGGCAGACTTGACGATCGTGGCGAATGCCTCAACAAAATCGGCGCCAATCGATTTCGCTGTAAAACCGAGTTTCTTGTATGCGTTAACAAGCTCTTCAGTTTGTGCGGTGCCATCCAGCCCGAGGCGCTTCGTTTCCGCCGCGGACTCGTTAATCTGCTGCGACCAATCGATAAGCTCTTTGGTCCCGGAGCGAGCCAAGCGCTCAGTCTCGGCGAGCGATTCGTTGGTTTTGAAAAACTCATTCTGCGTCAGTCCAGCCTCGATCCGGGCTGTCTGCATCGCCTTCGTGTAACCGTCCCAATCAGTGCCGCCGGACGCAAGAAAATTCTTTGTCGCCGTGAACGCGGCGCCGATGAAATTGACCTCTACTATCGTTGACTTGGTGACGTTTGCAAGATCGACCAGCGCCTGCGTAAGTGCACCGAATATTCCGGCCTCGCCACCGGAAACAGCAAGCCCCTTTAGTGAATTAATCAGTCGGTTCAGTTCAGCGTTGAACGTGGTGACGTAACTCGTCTCGCCGAATGTCTTATTTAACTCGGCAGCCAGTTTCGGCAACAAGTCGGTGGCGACGACATTACCGCCTTCGAGCAATTTGCCGAGTTCTGAGGTCGTCACGCCCATCGCGCGGGCCGCGAGTTGGAACGCACCCGGCAAACGCTCACCCAACTGGCCGCGCAACTCTTCGGCGCTGACCGTGCCCTTGCTGATCATCTGCTGGATGGCCAGCAGTGCGCCTTGCGTGTCCGCGCTCGACTTGCCGAGCAGCGACATTGCCTTGCTGACCGCTTCGAAGATGTCGCGGGTCGCTTGGCCTTCCAGCGCCGTGCCCTTGGCCGCCGCGGACAGGCTGACGAAGTTGTCGGCCGTGCCGCTGATTTCCAGCCCGAGCGTGTTGGAGATGCGCTTGACGTAGTCCAGCGACTCTGCCGCGCCTCCCGTAGACCCGGTGACGAGGGTCATCGCGCGGCCGAAGTTCTCAACCGCCACGTTCGCGTCGATGAACTCCTTGACGACGATCGAGCCGGCCAGCACCTGCATAATGCGCGTCAACTCGCCGACCGTACCTGCTGTCGAGCTGGCGGCGGAGTTGAGCCGTGAGGAGGCGGCGGCCGTGTCGTCTAGCGCGGGGGCCGTTGAACTGGCGGCGCTGGTGACGCCGCGCAGCGAGTTCTCGATCTGATCCGTCGTCTGCCGGAGGCTGTTATCAACGCCCTGGAAGATGATGGCGACGGTGCGGGTCAGGTCAGCCACTCTTGGCCTCCATCTTCCGACGTTCGTAATACGCGCACCACAGCGTCACTTCTTCTTCCGTGACGAATCCCTGCGGAATCACGTCGGGCCTATGCTCGTACAGAAAGCCGCCGCGCTTGTCGATCATGGCCATGGTGGCAACTAGTGCGTGATCGGCTGCGAGGCGGCTTCGGGCTTTACAAGGTCGAAGCCCATGCCGGTGAGAGCCGTGATCTTGTTCGTGAGCGTCAGAAACTCGATCGGGAACGCCTCGGCCAACTTGACCGCGAGCGGCAACTCGATCTTAGGGGCCACCGACCCCAGCACCAGCATCTCCAGCCGCTTCACGATCTCGGCGGGCGAATCCTTGGTCAGCCCGATCATCGCACGCACGGCTTGCGCCTGATCGTTGTTCGTGAGCGCTTCGATGACGTTGTCGATCGACGCGCGACGCGCTTTGGCCTCCAAAGCGGAGTTCAGCTCGTTGGAGGTGAGCCCGCGGATGACCCACACTGGCGCCTCGTCCTTGTCGAACCAGCCTGACAGCGCCGGAACGGGTACGGCCTCCTGCCGCGCCTCCAGCTTGTCTGCCATGAACTTGTCGGGATTGAATGGCATCCGTTTCGTCCTGTAAGAAAGGCGCGCCCAGGCGGGGTGCTGAAAAAGGCGAAACCACTATCCCGCCTGGGTGCAAAGGCCGCTTCGAGACACGGCCGGAGGAGACAACCGCCACGAAATACGTTGCCGGCGCGCAGGATGGCGCCAAGGTGCGATTTTCTCGACCATGCCCTAGCTCCCCTACTGCGCCGGGTTGAAAAACGCGTCCTAGGACGCCACCTCGACCGCAGCCACGGTCGCCGAGACGGTGCAAGCCGCCTGGATTTGATCCGCCACCGGGAAAGTGCGGGCAATCCCCAGCACGCCCTGCGTCAGCATGTACGGGGCGGCGTAGCGATCGGCGTAGAACTTGAACCACAGCGTCGCGTCCTTCAGCAGCACCAGCGCGTCGGTGATGCCGTTGGCGAGGTAGGCGGTGAACGTGCCTTGGTTCAGCGTGCTGGCCGCGGAGCCGATGGTGGCACCGTAGACCTGCGTCGAGGTGACGCTGTTCGAGGTCTCCGGCGGCACGAAGTCCGACGCCAGCGACACATCGGCGAAGATCGGTGATGCGTAGGATGCATAGACCCGCTTCGGCACTGGGCCGGTGTGGATCTCGGGCAGCGCCGCCTGGAACGTGACCGAGCCGCCTGCCTTGGCCTGCACGCCGCCCACGATCGTCGGCCCGTAGTTGATGTCGTACAACGGGAAGTCCGCGCGCTCGGTGTGGAGGCCGACCACTTGGAAGATCTCGCTGGCCGCGATGGCCGCGGCGGTGTCCGACGTGCAGCGCACCTGAGCAATCTCGATCGAACCGACAGGAATAAGCGGCGGGCCGCCGGCCGCGGCGCGGGTTTCACTGAATGCCGTGGTGGCGCCATCCGTGCCGGCCACCATCGCCAGCGCGCCCGTCGAGTCGACCGTCACGGAGCAGACTTTGGCCACGGCCGTCGCCGGGCGCGTGTAGCTCACACTGCCGGCAGAGACTGACGTCACGACGCCCGCCAAGTTACAGGTCAGCGCCGCCACGTCGACGACGTTGTTGGCGCCCGCGTTGTCAACAGACACCAGCCCTCCGGTCAGCAACCCGTTGGGGCGAACCACCGGGGCGTAGCCCGAGCGGCCCGACCACAGCGCGGCGGCACTGGTGAACGTGGTCTCATCGCCGCTGTTCGTCAGCAGGCTCATCGCGGTGGCATTCTGCCCCGCCTCGTACTGCAGTTTTGCGTCCTTTGCGGTAGCCATCTAGCTAATTCCTTGAGAAGTGGATTTGCGGGCGCGTGCCTTTGTGGCGGGCGCGGGGTGCCTTGCGGCAGGCGGGGCGAACTTGGCGTCGATGATGGTGAGGCCTTGGGCGCGAAGCTCGGCCTTGCGCTCGCGGCTCACCGGGTGAGGTTCATAGTGGATGGGACGGTGCTTCATTGGGCAATCTCGGCGAGGGAGCGGTGCCGTAGCTGGCGCCAGATCTCGGCGCGTGGCACCCGCAGGATAGTGCCCACCGGGTACTCGACGCCGCGGATGGGGACGGGTTTGATGACCTTGACCACGACACCGTGCTCTCGCTCGATGTCCAGATCCTCCGGCACGACGTACGGCGCGAACTGCTCCGCCGGGTCGTATGTCGGCCAGACGGCTTGCAGCGGCCCGCTCACAACGCGCACTTGCGTGCGAGACATGTGCGGCACGTACTCCTTGTGATGGGAGAACGTCCGGTGCGTACCGCCGTAGCAGTCATAACCGGCCAGGATGACCGGATGGCCGCCCAGCATGCCTGCGATCCAGTGCGCGACGATGCCGGTGAACATCAGCCGCGGCGCCAACGGGTAGTTCGTGATGCCATAGTCGCACCAGTGCCAAGGGCCGATGATCGGGGCGCTTGTGTGTTCGCGCACGATGTTCAGCATCAACGTCTTGTGGACGGTGTGCAGATTGTCCATCGCGACCACGTAGTCCACCGGTCGCAGTGCGGCGCCGTGCTGGTTGGCGCTGATCCACACATCGGCCTCGACGCGCGCAATGTCATCGGCGAGATTCGGCCCGCCGCCCATCACGCAGATACGCGCGCCCTTATGCTTCATCACCAGTTCGCCGAAACTGTGCAAAGCGATCATGGTTTGCACACCGCCAGAATGTGCTTGCGGCGCACCATCTTGACTTCGACTTCGCCGAAGTGCGCCCGCAGCTTGTCCTCCCACCACTCGAACGGGAACACACTCAGGTGCAGCGGCCCGTTACTCGTGAAGTGATGATCGTGGAACAGTGCGATCTGAAAGAAGCACGCCCGTCGAGTGCGCCGCGCGATGCCGTTCAGGACATCGTCTACACGCTCGGTCGGGATGTGCTCCATCACGTCCGCACAGAAGCCATAGTCAGTCGGCCCAAGATCGTCCGCCAACGCCCACAAGCACGCTTCCACGAAGGGCAGTTCGCCCTCGTAAGCGTTTGCCGCGATGTCCACCAGCCGTACATCGAACTCACGCGCGCAAAGCTCCGCCGCGACGCGCCCGGTGCCGCAACCCCAGTCCGTGAACGAGGAGTACGGCTCCGGTTGCATCCAGTCGAGGGCAAAGGCCAAGTGCCGTGCGCCGGGGGAAACGACCCTGTATTGAGGGTCGGCCCACGTCGCGCGGTACTTGGTTGCCTCGCGGTCCAGCAGCGCGTCCATCGTGATTGCCGGGCCAGTTCGTCCAGCCGTCCGATTAGATGTTCGCCAGCGTCAGCACGCCGGCAGTGTGCTTCAGGCTCGTGGCGATCTTGTCCCAGTTCGAGCCGGTCGCCAGTTCGGCGTCGGTCGGGGACTTGCCGCCGCTCGTGGTATCCCACGCGTAGCCCTTCAGGCCCAGGCCGAAGGTGTAGTCAGCCTGCATCGTGGTCGTGATGCGCTGGGCGCCGTTCGACGTTTCGATGTTGGTGACCAGATCGCCCGCGTCATGCACGACCGCACCACCGGACACCAGCGACAGTACCTTCTGATCGGCGCCCGAGCCAGTCTCGCGCAGAGCCGGCGCGTCGGTGACGACCACGGTCTTGCCCAGGACGTTGACGACGGTGACGTTGCCCGCTTGGAACAGCGTGGCAGCGTTGGCCAGGTTCAAGCCGATCAGCGCGTGGTACGTAACACCGTCCATGATGTCGCACACCAGGAGCTGGCTCATGTCGCCGAACTTCGCGTGCGCGTTGTTGATGTCGCTCAGGGTGATCGGGCCGGTTCCCGTGTCGCTGTAGGCGGTGGAGCCAACATTCTCGATGGCTGCCACAGCCGCGGCGATCGCGGTGTTCAGCATGTCCTTCATGATCGCTTCGGCCATGTTGCGGCTGATGACTTCCACAGCCGCGGCCGGGTTGTCGCCGACCCAACGCAGCTGCGCCGGTTCCCAGGCGATCGGGCCGAAGCCGCCAGCGATCTTGACGGTGTTGTGCTGCATCTGGGCCAGCGCCGTCGAGGCTGCGGAGGTGTTGGTGGCGTATCGGTCAACGCGACGCTGCGCGGCGTGCAGCGAGCTGAACGACGAGCGCATCATGTAGTCGCCGTCGAAGCCTTGCGTCGACAACTGGATGGCGCCTGCGGAGGCGCCGTTGAACTTCTCGACCATCTGGGCCAGGGTTTCAATCGTCGCCTCGCGGACGTATTGATTGAAAACCTTCATGTCGCTGAGTGCCATGATTCACGTTCCTTTTGTGCGCCCAGGACTTCGCCCAGGCTTGGTTACTTAAGTTCCGGATACTTCGATGCGAAGAACGCCGTACGCTCGGCAGGAGTGCCGTCGACCTTGCCCTTCAACTGTCCGCTTGCACCATTGCCCCCAGGACCGGCACCGTTGCCCGCTCCGCTGCCCGACGCGCCCGAGCCTTTGATGAGGTGCGCCTTGTAAGGGTGCGCCTCCACCAGCATCGCAATCGCTTCGTCCGGATCGGCCAACTCACCAGGACGACCGGGCGAGTAGAGCTTGTTGCCGTTGGCGTCGTACGCCACCACCTTGCCGTCTTCCACCTTCAAATTTTTCCCAAAGAGCGCCTGAGCAATCTCCACACCCGCAGGGCCTTCGGTCGCGAATTTCTCGGCAATGTACTTGCTGCGAGAAAACGCGCCGCCGACCATGTGGGAGTGGAGTTGTGCTTCAAGCGTTTCTTTCTGCTTGACGACAGGGGCGAACCGATCCTCCACCGCCTTAATGGCCTGCTCGATGGCCTTGTCACGCTCGCCGGCATCCACCAGCTTCTTCGCATCCAGATTCGCCACCAGTTCCAGCGCCTTGCGGGCCTTGGCAGCGTCTTCGATGCCTGCAAACGGCTTGAGTGCAGCCTCCGCAGCCTCGGCACGTTCGCGGTGACCTTTGGCCTCGCCGTTCAGGCGAGTGATCGTTGCGACCGTACCGGGGGCGTCAAAAGCGACTTCCTTGCCGTCGTCGTGAACATACACCGGCTTGCCGTCTTGAACAACGGCGTGACCTTCAGGGGTGAGTTTGAGCTTCATGGTTTGGGGTTAAGTTCCTGCGGGCATCCGCCCAAGCAGTGCGGAAAGGCCATCCGGCCCAAAGCGCTCCTCCCCCCATCCGAGGGCTGAGCAGTGCGTGTAAAAAGCGCTTGACTTTTTCACAATAAGCGGATTCTACGACAGTCGTACAGGTTCTGGACAAACTTTTTGTGAGTCCGTCAACGGGAGAATAAGTCAGTGGCATTGTGGAGTTCCCCGCAGGACGCGCATGCCACGGTGGGCGTCGAGTCAATCAAAATGGCGGCGAACAACTGGCCCTGACATTGACCGCACTGCCATTGGGGAAATGCCTCGTAGCGCACGAATCGCTTGTAAACACCCTTCATGGCACCGCAGCCCTCGCACTCCATTGAGTTGACGGCACCACCCACCGGGATCACGGCTTGCCACTCGTGGCCACATGCAGCACAGATCGCCATTCCGTGCAGGTGCGGAGTCTCCGCGGTGCGCGGCTTGAACGGCAACACAGCAGCGCTCATGGCGCCCCCAGTCGGCGCGCCCGCAGCTGGTCGAGCGTTAGCAGCCGACCGCGGTTGTTCAGGAACCCTTCGACACTGACCTGCCCGGACCGGTACATCCGCCCACGCGTCGGCCCCAGAACCTCGTCCTGCCGCGCGGCGCTTTGGCGGCTAAGCCAATCGGCGTACGTGCTGGCGTTGGGAATCTCGCCGGTCAGCAGTGGGGCAGAAGTGGAGCGGCAACTGTAATGGTAGCGACCAGGACCGGCGCCCCAGTCGTAGCTGTGACCGATTGGCCGATGGGCCTCGTCGGCAGTGTAGCGCTTGCCGGCCCGCGCAATGCACCATGAGCTGGTGGCCGAGTCGAGTACCGACAACCACACAACGGCGCGGATGATGTTCGGATTGAGCGCACGGAACGCGGCCGTGGTGTACGACACAGCGTGGCCCAAGGCCGTGCGAATCGTCGTCTCCAGGTGATGGCGCGACGTGTTGAACAGCCCATCGGTGAAGCCTGCCGACTTCGTGCCACGCAGCGTGCGTACGATCTCGTCGGCCGTCTGCCCGTTGACGAAGCCGGCCTGGGCAGCGCGACGGATAGCCTCCGCTCGCTTCGCCGCCAACCCACGCAACGTGTCGACGATCGTCACGCCGACGATGGGCACGGCGAGCATGTCGATAATCGTTCGGTCAACATCCAGCGGCTCAATGCGTTGGTCCTGCGCGCTTTGGATCAGCGCCAATTGGTACTCAGCCTCCTCGCGCGCCAGTGCCTCCATCTGGGTGGCGAGATTGCGACCCACGTCGCCATAAACGCGGTCATTAACCAGGAGCGCAGGCCCGATGGCAGCGTCGATCTGGGCCGGTGTGGCACCTGGACCAAGCGCCAAGAGCGCGGCCAGGAGCAGCGCGAACAGAGCGTCGTCCTCGGCGTTGAGCTGTCCCACGTCCGTGCGCACCACGCCGTTCGCGTAGTGCTGCAGATCGATCTGGTGATCGATCGAGGCATCGAGGAGGCGCTCGTTAGTGGTCATGACAGCATCATCAACGCCACGAGGATCATTGCACGACGTCGGTTGTCAATGCGCTGTTGCGCAATGGCGTCGAGTTGATCTTCAACGAACTGCTGACTATCGGCGCGCTGTTGCAAGTCGACACGCTGAAGCCGTAAAATGGTTTTGTCGAGAAAAGACCGAATCGCTTCCCGCCCGTCGTCGCCGGCGCGCACACCTCCCGCCGCAAAGAATGCGAACAAGGCGTGCGTCACAGCATCACGATCCGCCGCCGCAAGAGGCAACGCACGTATCGTTGCTTCAATAACCTCCCGCTTCCTTTTGCTTGGAGTCCACTCCGAGCTAACCCACCCAGCACTACCAGACGCTGACTCCTGTGACTCTGGAGGGAAAAGGTGGACCCAAGCCGGCGCAGTCGGGTAGCCCGAAAATGCAACGAGCATCGCCGCGGCAACGCCGTAGAACCCAGCAATTTGACGCAGGTGCTGGTAAGCAGACACGCCAGTGAGCCCGCTCAAGAACGCCAAGCGATCACCGGCAGTAATCATGGGATCGGAAGCTCCTGCGTCCAGACTGCTTGTGCCAAGTCGCCGACACTAATGCCTTGTTGCAGCGCGACAAGGATGGCTGTTAACGTGTTGCCAGCGGTGGCCCCAGACTCAAGCTCATGGTTCCAGATCGCCGCCGCGAGAAGTTCGCTGTCACTGGCCGGAAGCGACAGCACAAGTGAATCGGCCGTGTGCACGTGAAAAGCATCGGCAACAACCAAAAACGAATCGAGTGTGAATGCAAGATTATCCGCTGCATGGGCATGCAGTGCGTTCGCCACGAGCAAGGATTGCCCACCCGTCTCCAGCGTAACGTTGTCAGCCAGGTGTGCGTGCAGCGACTCTGAGATGTCCAGCGCTTGTTGCGTTGTGAGGACGATACTGTCCGCAGCGTGTGCGTGCGATGCCTCATCGATCACCAGCAGCGTCGAGCTAGTCAGAACTATCTCGTCTGACGCGTGCGCATGTTGGCTGTCTGCAATAACCAGATTCGCGACACCAGCGACCTCCAGCACGACGTTATCGGCCGAGTGGGAGTGCAGCGCATCAGCGACCGTGAGTAACGAATCAGTCGACAGCGTTGCATTTTCCGAAGCGTGCGCGTGCGCCGTGTCGGCAACGTCCAGACCAACTTCTAACGAGAGAGCAAGATTGTCGGCTACGTGCGCGTGAACAGCTTCAGCAACGACAAGAGTTGTGTCTAGTGTTAGCGCTACGTTATCGGCGACGTGGTTATGCACCGAATCGTCAACGGCGAGCTCGGCCTGTGAAGTGAGGGCCACCGCATCGGCGACGTGGGTATGTGTCGCGTCAGCCACCGCCAAGACAGATAGGGTCGAAAGCGTCGGCCCGTCTGCCGCGTGCGCGTGCGACGCATCCTGGATGACAAGCTGCGCGACGGTCGTGAACTCATCACTGGCCTGCGGAACCCCGCTGTTGCTGCTGGTCGAGCCGTCATCGACGATGGCCCAAATCTTGTACGAAGTGCCAGCCGTCAGTACCGAGCCGAGGCTTCCAGTCTCGTCACCATCGGCGGAAATGATCGCGCCGTCAGTGACCTTTGCGACGTAGCCTGATGCACTCCATCCATCGCGCCCATTGCCCAGGTCGCCACGCGCCCACGTCGCAGTGGCTGCGGACGTGTAGACGGCGACGTAGAGGGTATTAGCCATCGCTCAGGCGAAGTCCAGCGTCACGCGATAGTCTGCCGACGTGGCGGTGATGTTCTCGGCACTGACGGCGGTGATGCTGGGGACGGTGCCCGCTGCGGGCGTGAAAGGAATATCGAACCTCATCGGCTCGAAGTTCGCCCACGGTGTTTCTGTCAATACAGAGATCTCGCCACCTGTCAGGGCGCGACGATAGTAGGCCCCTTTGATGATCGCGCCGGTAGGCGATGAGGCCCAGTTGCCAAAGTCGCCAACCGCATAGTTGACATTGCTTGTCGAAGACAGCGTAGGCGTCGTGCCGGATGCAATGATCGCCCCGCCGCGATAGAACAACATGGGCTGACCGGAACCACCCGAAACGATGAATACATGCTGAAGCGAATCGTCCTCAAGCCAGTCAACCCCAGACGCCAGATCGGCCGCGCTGCCCCAGAAATAGATGTTTTTGTTAGATCCTCCGCCGAAAGCGAGGACCCCTCTGGCGGTTCCATCCCCGGATCCAATAACGCCAAAGAACCCGGCCAGCGACGGTGCGGAAGTAATCCGCACAAGCACCTCCAGCGTGAACGGTCCCGTGCCGCCAACTTCGCCAACCGGCCCGCCGTTGTATGCCTGCGCGCCACCGGAAAACACCGGCCCCAGCCCATCCCTGTGGGGCTTTATCGTTGGCGAACCGGACTGCAGGATGAGCGGCGTTTGGCCGCCCAACGGTTCCAACCCAGAAACAGCGGGGCCTTCATATTTTGCGACACACCCGCCGTAAGCCAACAACATTAGCCCCCGATTGATCGAGGCCCCAGTGTGAAGCGGGGTGTACGGCGGCGGCTGCCCCTGCCAGGGCAGTTCGAGCGAGGCAACTACCATGACGCTTTACGCGACAACACCGACGGCAAGCGGCGTGACTTTCAAAACACAAGCTGTGCCGCCGTCATTGTTCATGTTCTGCGCGGTGCCGTTGTTGATGTAGAAGTCCACCTTCTCGACCCCCATCGTGTTGATGACGATGGTTCTGCGTTGCAAGGCGTCAGCCGCCGCAATGACGAAGTTGCCGAACCACCTGGCGCCGCCAGATACCGCCCCGCTGGGCGCGTCTGTGTCGTCGTCGGTGCCGTCCGTGTCCTTCAGCACGCCCCACAAGCTGACGACTGTGCCGGCAACGGGCGCCGCACCCCAATCCGGCATTTCCAACATGCACTTTGCGAACGGCGCATAGGGCAGCGTCGCGTCCGTGGTGTTGTCGTAGGTGGCTGCGGGCGCGCCGCTGAAGTTCCCCGCCGCGATGTCTGTCGTGGTGTTGATGCACGTCGTCGTCGTCGTGCCCAGGAACTGCCGAACAGGTACGTTAGCCATGATGAAGTCCGGTCACAAGTTAATGAAGACCGTGTAGGACAAGCTACCCTGAATCTCCATCGTGGCCGGCGATGCGGTGCTTCCGGCACCCGTGGCGAATAGCTTTTCGACACGATTCGCCGAGCGTTTCCCGATAGCCAGTGCGTGCGTGGCGTTGGCCACACTGGCCGACGTGAAAATCACAGCAATACCGGCACGCAGATTCGCTTTGCTGAAGTCAGCTTGATCGCCCATAAACATCTGCACCCAAGCGTTTTGCTCGGTGGCGTTTTGGTTTTTGTAGAAAGTCCAGTTCCAGTTTGTGCTTTCGTCGCTGGTCTTGTTGTAAATCTCGGCGCGAGACACGCTGGTACGCCACACCTTGAAGGCTGGCGTCGCGGGAGCCGAGTAAAGATCGGCGAGTAGTTGCAAATTGCCGTTGTTGTATGCCTCCAGCGTGTCGGCGTTCGCCAAGACATCCGCCTTCAGCGCCGCCAGTTGTTGGGGTGTCAGTGCCATGTGTGGGTGCTCCTATCAGGCCGGATCGGCGATTTCGATATCCCACGCGGGGAAGTTCACCGTGTTGCTGCCGTTGGCGGTCAGCGCCTGGCTGGTGCAGGTCGTAACATAAATCAGCGCCGAGTCCGACACGCGCACCAGGGCTACGTGCGTAGCTGTGCCGCTGGCGTCAATCAACACGCTGGACTTCGCACCCATCGTCACCTTGCGCCCAGAAGTGTCGCCGTTGGCCTTAGTGAAGTCACCGCCGGCCATCGTCACATCAGCCAGCGCGTAAGTCGCGTTAGCCTCAGTGTAGGTCGTCGGTTGCGCAGAGCACGCAATCATGCGTGTCGCCGTGGCGATCACGTCGAGTGCGCCGTCCATGATGATGTCTGGTGCTGCCTTAGCCATTGATTTTCACCTTTTGCGCGTGCGCGACGCTTTGAACGTTGAGTGTTACTTCGCCAACAGAGGGAGGACTGACTTCACCGTCGATAGGCACGGCCCAACCAGCCGCGACGAAGCGCTCGCCGTCCTCGTCGGAAACCGTGCGGATGTCACCAGACTCGAAGCGATCGCGGCCGTCAAGAAATGTGGTCACGATTTCAATCTTCATATAGTCCTTTCGCAAAACTCATTGCATTACGGCACCAGTGATATTGCCGTCGTTGTCTTCGGTAAACTTGACGCTGCCACCCTTCTCGATCGTAACGTTGACAGGCGGCGAGCTAACGTTCACGTTCGGAGGTGCAACGTTGACGATCGGTGGTTCCTGCGCCGGCACGTTGACGTTGTTCGTGATCTCGGGCAGCGTGATCGTTGGTGACTCGATCGTGATCGCGGCCGGCGCGATGTTAACGATGGGCGCGGCCTGCTCGGGCACGGTGACGTTGATCGTCGGGGCCTCGATCGTGATCTGTGGGGCGGGCTGCGCCTCGACGTTCACGATGGGCGCGGGGAAGGTGATGGCGCCGATGGCGGCCACCAGGGCGTCCATGTCGAAGGCCGACTGTGGCGCGGGCGGATTCGCTGCAGGTGCGCCGATCGTTGGCGCGGTCGTAGGCAGGCCCGTCGTCGGGTCGATCGGCGCACCTGGCCCCATCTCGCCAAGAGCCGGCCCTTGCTGCTCGATCCGCGCCTGCTCGTCTTCCCACGACACGTCGGCGGACAGGATGCCGCGGCGCTGGTATTCACTGTGAAGCGTCTCATCGCTCAGCTTGCCGGCTTGGTTCGTGGATAGAAGAAGCTGTGCCGACGCTTCTTGCAGTGACGCGGCGCCGTAGTCGTTGAAGACGGTGACGTGGCCGCCGGAGGCTTCGCCGACCCATTCCGCGGTGATTTGTAGCGCCTGATCCAATGCGTCCTCGAAACCCTGTGTGATGCGCTGGAGGACACACATACCAACCGCATTCTCGGTCTGAATCTGAGTGGCGGTGATGCGGCCGGGGTCGATGACCAACAGCTCGGCACCGGCCTGCCGCATGCGTTCTTCCAACTTCTTCAGGTCTTCGGCCCCGGCACCGATGGCCGAACCCGTGTGCTCGGTGTACTCGACGCGCGCTTCAGCCGGCAGCTTGTTCGCGACCGACGAACCAATGGTCATTTCCCACTTGTCATCGTCAACGCCGAACACATTCAAAATCGGCACACGTGCGACGTGCAGGATGTTCTGCTGGTCGCTGGCCGACTGCCAGTGCGCGACGTTCAGGTGTGCCACCTCGATCAGCGGCGGGACCGCGGTCATGAACCCGGTGCGCCCGCCGTAGACAGGAACGAACGGAATCCTTTTGAGCGTCGTGATGCCCGTCTCCCAGGCTTCGGCATCCGAGTCGCGGTACGTCGCCCACTTGCCGATCTCCAGGACGCGCACCTGCTCGACCATCTTGACGCCAAAAGCACCCTCGGGCTCCTCGACGACTTCGGCCAGCCGCAGCTGCAGGAGCTGCCAGAAGCCGTTGATGCGCGCGGCGCGCCAGCCGAGGATCTGCTGCGGCTTGACCTCGACCCAGTACGGCCTCAGGCCAGCGGCCTGCTCCTGGGCCTGGGTGCGCACACCGAGGGCGGGCGGGTAGTCGATGAGGATGCCGGCGAGCCCGTAGCCGAGTGCCGTCTGCAGCACGTCGCCGGCGAACGTGTCGAGGTTGCGGCCCTGCAGGTCGATGTCTTTGAGCCACGGACCGAAGCGCGTCGGCACGTCCTCGCCGACCGTGATCGGCTTGCTGAACGGCTTGCCGGCGAGTGTCTGGATGGTGCGCTGGTAGGCCGGGAACAGCACCGAGACGCTGAGCCGCGTCCTGTAGGCTGCGTCCTCCTCCTTGGGCCACTTGGGCAGGTACGTCTGCCCAGCAGCGCGCATCGCTCGCGTGCCACCGAGCAGGGCCGCGACCAGCGCCCAGTCGGGCCGCATCAGATCGACGGCGTTCGTGGTGTCTCGGACACTCGTGCTCATGCGCTGAACGGCGTGCTAACGGCCGTACGTTTCGTTGTCGGGAATTCCTTCTCGACGTAGTAGCCGAGACCGTCGCTGATGTGAGTCAGCGCTGGAGTCGCCTTCTTGTCAATCTCACCTGAGCCGCCTTCCAGCAGTCTCACGCCTTCCAGGTCCTTGGCCACGTGAGGCGCCTTCTTCACGTCCACCATCATGTGGACGGAGCCGTCACCGGCCAAGAGCCTGGTGTTGACTGCGTTGACGCGCGACCGCTCAGGCGGGTTGAAGCCCGGGACCCGGAAGCTTAGGCGATCACCAAAGATCGGCCGCAGCTCAGCTTTGATTAGATCCCAGTCGCTACCCTGTACCTTCGCGCTACCGCGGGCACCTCCTGTGGCGTCGCCGTAGCAGCGGACCTGGCCTTTGTGAGAGCCAAAGTCGGCCACGATCTTTCGGCAGACGGCTGGGGTATTGCTGTTCCGGGGGATGTGAACTTCGCCAATGACTCCGGTACCGAAGATCGGCGAGTCGAGTCGAATGAGCCCATCGCGGTCTCGATCGAACTGCCCTGGAAGGATTTGCTCTTGCACGATTGCGCAGACCCCTGGTTCCACGTTGAAGTCAAAACACAATATCAATGGCGCGAGAGGATTATAGACCAGAGATTTGGCATGTAAACTTTCTTGATAGGGGTAGTAGGCGCGGCCCGTGAAGTTGACGAAACTGGCCTCGTACTCCTGCTCAAAGACCAAAGGATCGAGCTGTCGTCTGGCAGCGGCGATTTCATCTGGATCCAGGATGTCACTGCTTGGCCAGCTGAATGAGGCCCACTCAGGATCCTCTGCGTTCCGAGCGTACTGATCGAGGTCGTAGTAGTGGTTGCGGCCCTCAGGCACCCCGATCAACCAACACCAACCTTTACGGTCCGAGAGAGCCGGGCGGACGTTTTCGCTCCAGGCGCCGGGCTTCATGTTGGCGTACTCGTCGAGGATGCCGCCGTTCCAGGGGCGACCCTCAATGCGCTCCGGCTTGTCCATGCCAATGACGTAGATCTCGGCCCCATTCCAGAACTTCAACGAAAGCTCCGACTCCCGCGGGTGCTCGCGCAGCAACTTGCGTGGGATCATCGCCTTCAGATCCGACCAGTAGACCGCTTTGGCCTGATCCCGAGTCGGGGCCCCGGCGAAGAACCTGGGGTCCGACCACCCAACGGACCGGATCGCTTCTGCGATCACCTTGCGCTTCGCCAGTTCTGTCTTGCCGGAGCGGCGACCGGCGGGGACCGTGGCAAAACGGGCCTTGGTGTGAGCCAGGTTGTGCTGGATTTGGTGATACCGCAGCGGATAGAGCCGAGGCAGCGCGGCTCCGATGAAGTTCTGAGCCACTTAGCTCGTGGCCATCAACTTGGCCAGGACTTCCTGCGCGAGGGTCGCAGCCTCCTCAGGAGGAATCGGAGGTTGGTCGTAGCGCTCACGCCACACATCAGGACGACGGTTCTTGAGCCAGAAGATGCAGCTCAACGGGTCAGGCGGGTACTTCTCCATGTACTGGTGCTCGATCACCTGTCCAGTCCGCGGGTTGAAGAAAACCTTGATCATCGGGCGCTCACAACCGACTGCTCGATCGAACAGTGAACGCTCCACGCGCTGATCACTCGGGACCTTGCCGATCTTGAGAGCAAATGCGACGGCCTCGCTCTGTGTTCGCCAAACCATCAGCGTTTTCGGCCCCACATCGAAGAACATTGCAATCTCAGCATCGGTGGCTCCGAGAGCACAAAGCTTCTCGATCTGGACAGCTTTCTGCTCAAGCTCTGCGAGCCTGGTCGCCTTCTTCTGTTCTCGCGTCTGGGAGACCCCTGTGCGCAGGAGCGTGACTCCTGGAGCAGCTGGCATCGGGGTCCTGGTGGTCTTCTTCGCAGCAATCTTTCGTGTGGCCATCACTATCTTTCAATAACGCGGTCATCCAACCGCATGGAGTTGAATTCTACGCCCGCGACTCCTGTGGCGGCACACTATGTCATCATCCCAAGTGGCCTTTGGTCAATAGCTGTTTCTAGTTTCTGTTACTTATACTTCTATTATAGAAGAAGAAGAAATATATATATATATATAGGTTTAATAACTCTCTCTTACTACATGCTATATTATTCTCTATGAATAGATCTCTGGGCTATGCGTTACAGCAACTAGAAACATGAGCCCTGGTGCCCAGATCTTAGGTTTTGGCTCAAAGTGATCACTTTCAAGGACTTCATCATGCGTCACGAATACTTCAACTACCTACTTACAAGACTTCAAGCCTTTGAGCAAGTCGTCCAACAGACGACACCGAAGTTGCCTCTCGCGGCCCATCGGGCCAAGTTCGACGACCTTCTCGAGGAACTCAAAGATAGTCTGAAGTTAGATCACGGGGCCAAGATACGGGCTGGTTGGGGCCCACGCAGAGAGGCCTCCAAGGTCCTGCACTTCCAATTCAGCAACCGTGATCCGATCAGGGTGTCATACGAGGAGGCCGCTGAATTCAGCGGCTACGCGGTCAGCACCTTGCGCATGTACATCAGCCGCTCACCCAACAAAGCCTTCAGCTTCTACCGTAAGGGTCGCTGGGAGGTGTTGTCCAAGGAGGTCTCGGGGGCCGTGGCCGAGCTTCAGACCAAGTTCAACGAGACGGGCGATCCGGACGACGTCCGCCGTCTTTCACCGGCACCACTAATCAAGTCGTAGTACTAGTTTACGCCACCGACGAGCCACGCGCTAGAATCGCGCTCGTCGCTGTCGCGCTACCGTGTACCTTCAAGCCCTCGGGCTTGGTCCACACCGTTCCTCAGCAGCTCGGCCGGCCGACAGCGACACCCTGATGATGGCTGGGCATCATCGACAGGGCGCCTGAACTGCTGGGGATGGGCGGGATTCCGTGGACCGGTTGGGGGTGACCCAGCTTGAAGGGACGACATGGCTGCAAGAAGAAAGAAGCCGCCGGCACTGACGCTGGTGGCTGGGCTGGCATCAGCCGCCTACGAGCTCGCGCTCGCTAAATTAGCTACCTCTGGGCTCGATGAAGCCGATTTCAAGCTCCTGCGGTTTGAGGCTCTCTCGCCACTTGATACAGTAAACCTGCACAGCTCGTACAAGGAGTTATGCAGCCTGAAGATCACGTACTGGGATCCTATCCAGCTCCACGTGCCGCTGGCGGCCAACCCCTGCTGGCCCGCCTTCTACCGCCTCCGCTACCTAAGGCCCGACGGCGACAAGAAGGATGACATCCGCTACACTAACGAGCCGCTAGCTGGTGTCGTTGCTTACTTTCCGCCATCAGTTGATTGGCCGACCGTCGTGCCGGACGCTGACCAAACCCTGATCATCACTGAAGGCGAGCTCAAGGCAGCCAAGGCCTGCAAAGAAGGCTACCCAGCAATCGGCTTAGGCGGTGTTTGGAACTTCAAGTCATCGAACCTCGGCGTCACCTTCTTGCCAGAGCTCGAGCAGTTCAATTGGGTCAAGCGCCGCGTCTATATCATGTACGATTCCGATGTGGTGGTGAAAGCCGGTGTCCAAGCTGCCTTGAACGCACTGGCTGAGGAGCTGGCTGATCGCGGCGCGCTACCATTCGTCGTCTACATCCCCGAGGCCGATGACGGCAAGAAACAAGGATTAGATGATTGGTGCGTAGCG